GGGCTCGGTGGCCAATGGCGCGCAGGAAATCATGCGCCTGCTGGCTGAAGACAAGCTCAAGATTTTCAGGACGTGCAGGCATTTGATTCGCACCCTGCCAGCGCTGGGCCCGGATGAGACAGACCCGGAGAAATACGACAGCGACGGCGAGGATCACGCGGCCGACTGCCTGCGCTACGGTGTCATGCGCCGCCGCCGCAACCCGGACGCCGAACAAAAGTCCGATGAGCCGGATGAGCCGACAACAAAATCCGAAGCAGGATATATTTTGAAAGTGTGAAATGCTCACAGCAGACGAAAAGCCAAGCGCCGAAGCGCGCGAAACACCGGCGACGGATCAATTGGCGCAGAAGTGGGGGCGGCGTATCGAGCAGGCTCGCAAGCACTGGGACAAATTCCATAAGCGCGTGCGCCACAACCGCGAGACGGTCGCCGGGTTCGACTGGACTGCCGACCCGCGCAGCCCCGAGTTCTACAGGCCGCGGGCGAACCTGATTCAGGGCACCATCACCGCGCTGCTGCCTGCGATCTACGCTCGCAACCCGGAAATCAGCGCGATACCGCTGCACAAAGCCGACAACCTGAAGCTGTTTTGCAAGACGATCGAGACGGTGACCAACCGGCACCTCGACCGCGCCGACCTCAAGGGTAAAGCCAAGGCCACGGTGCGGGCTGCGCTCACGACCAGCTTTGGGATCGTCAAAGTGATGTACCAGCGCGACATCAAGCGCGACCCGATCATCCAGAGCCGCATCAACGACACGCAGGACAACATCGCTGCGCTGGAGCACCTGCTAGCCGACCTTTCCGACCCCGCGCAGCGCGGCGATCTGGAGGCCAAGCGCGCAGAGTTGGAGCAGATGGTGGGCGCACTGGAAGAGCAGGTCGAAGTCACGGCAGCAGAAGGCTTGGTGATCGACCGAGTGCTGACGGAAAACCTGCTGATCGAGCCCGGCGTGTGCGAGTTCTGGGACTACCGCGACGCAGATTGGCTGTGCCAGATCGTGCCGATGAAGAAGAGCCACGCCGAGGCCGTCTATGGCGTGAAGCTGGACAAGGCCAAAGCCTACAGCGACGGCAAGCAAGGCGGTGCAAAAGACGGGCGATTTGCCAGCGCATCATCTGCGGGCGCAGACGATGACAGGCAGATTGCCGTGCTGGAAATCTGGGACAAAACCACGCAGCGCGTGTACACGATGGCCGATGGGTGCGATCACTGGCTGCGCGAACCCTACAGTCCGCCCAAAGCGGGTGAGCGCTGGTTTCCGTTTTTTCTGCTGCCGTTTCAGGTAGTTGACGGGCAGTTTGTGGCCCCGTCGCTGGTGGACCTGACCGAGAAGCTGCAGCACGAGCACAACAAAGCGCGCGAGCGGTTCAACCAGCACCGGGATTTGTGCCTGCCGGGCTGGATTGCTGGGGGCGATATCAGCGAAAAGAGCATCAAGCGCTACAGCGACAGCGCCATTGGCGAAATCACGATCATCGACACCGAGGGCCGACCGCTCAATCAGGTGATCATCCCGCGCCAGCATCCGCCCATCGACGCCGCGGTGTACGACACCAGCGCAGTGCGCTACGACTGGGAGCAGGTGACGGGGCTGCAAGACGCGGCCCGCTCGACCGTGGTGAAGGCCAAGACCGCGACCGAGGCTAACATCCTGCAGCAAAACCTAAGCGGCAGGGTGAGCGAGTTCCAAGACCAGATTGAAGACTGGCTGCAAGAAATCAGCCGCTACGCTGCCGAGGTGCTGCTGCAGGAGCTGACGCCTGCGCAAGTGGAGCGCATCATGGGGCCGCCAGAGGTGCAGGTAATCGACGTAGGCGGACAGCAGATGCAGGTCGAAGTAAAACCTTACGACTGGCCGGAGCTTGCGCGCGAGCAGGTGTTCGACATGATCGAGATGAAGATCAGGGCGGGCACCACTGGCGCGCCAGACAAGATGCAGCAGCAGGAAGCGTGGTCACAGGTGCTGCCGATCGTGCAGGGCCTGATCACGCAAATCGTCCAACTGCAAGCCGCCGGGCAAGACACGGAGCCGCTGGCGCACCTGCTGCGCGAGACCGTGCGGCGCTTCGATGAGCGACTGGAGGCGGAGCAGTTCATCCCAAAGCCGCAGCAGCAGCCCGAGATGCCGCCTGACGCGCCGCCCATGTGACCGATTTTCAAACCAGCAAAGGAACCACGCGATGAAAAAATGGAAGCAGCAATGGATGCAACGCCTGATGAAGCCGGCCGATGGTGAGGGCGGCGACCTTGGTGGCGGCGGTGCCACGGCGGCCGCGATAGATGCCATGGGCGCAGCGCCAGAAAGCCAGGCGCAAGAACTGCCGACCGAAGCGCCTGCTAACGCGCAAGCGCAACCCGAAGCGCAGCCGACCGAATCAGTTGCCGAGCAGCCCGCGCGCGGCAAGTCGAAAATGGAGGCCATGCTCGACGCGCTGACGGATGATCCAAATACAAGTGCCATGCCAGCCGCCGAGCCAGTCAACAAGGTCGAGCCAGTCAAAGCCACTGACCAACCCAAAGCGCCCGAGCAAGAAGTGGCCGAACTGCTGGACGGCGTGAAGTCCGAGCGCGGCCGTGAGCGCATCAAGCAGGCGTTTGCTGAGAAAAAGCAGTTGGAGCAGGAGATCGGGAGCTTCCGCGAAATGGTGCGCTCGACCGGCATGAGCCCGCAGCAGTTTGCCCAGACGTTGGAGTTTGGCCGCCTGATCAACAGCGGCGACGAGAAGAACCTTCGCGTGGCCTTGGAAATGATCGAGGGCCAGCGGGCCGCGCTGTACGCCAAGCTGGGCGTGGAAGCGCCAGGCGTGGATTTGCTGACAGGGCACGACGACCTGAAGGCAGCGGTGGACAACATGGAAATCACCCGCGAGCGCGCGGTGGAGCTGGCCAAGTACCGCAAGCACCAGCAAGAGGCGCAGCGGCACCAGCAGGCGCAGCAGCAGACGGTGCAGCAGCAGCACGAATACCAGCAGCAAGTGCAACAAGCCACGCAGTCGATGGACGCCTACCTGCAGACGCGGGCCAACGAGGTGGACCACCCGGCGCGCATCAAGGTGATCATGGAGCATTTCAAGAACCCGGAAAACTTGCAGCGGTTCGTGAGCACCTACCAGCCGCATCAGTGGGCGGACACGGTGCGCCTCATGTACGACGGCATCCACATCCCGCGCCAGTCCAGCGCACAGCAGCAGCCGATTCGCTCGCGTCCGGCCACCCTGGGTGCGCCCGCCGCAAACGGCGCATCGGCCATTGACCGAATCGCGCAACGCATGGAAAGCATGGGCCTTTAATTCAACTCCCGGAGAAAGCAATGTCACAAGCCGCACAACTTCAAATCAGCCAGCCCTACTTCGCTGACACCAGCACGCCGCTGGCGGCCAGCGCCACGTTCACAGGTGCCGCCCGAGACATGGGCGCCAGCAATGCAGAGTTCCGTTCGTTCAGCGCGACGTTCTTCGCATCGCATGCCAGCGCCACCAATGGCGCCAAGATTCAGATGTCCAACGACGGCACAACCTGGGTGGATGCCGCTGTCGCCACGCTGGCCGCCAACGTGCCGCAGTCGTTGAGCGTGCCCGTGGTGGCGCGCTACTACCGCACGCAGCTGATCAACGGCGCCACGCTGCAAACCGCTGTGGCCGTCAACTCTGCTGCATCGCGCACCTAACAAAAATCCGTTGAGGGGTTGACACCCTGCAATAATCCATTTGCCAGTGCTGCATCGCTGTGCTGACTGGTCCGTGATGAGCGTAAGCGGGGATCGCCACCCGCAACGGATCAGCCGGCATGACGATGCAGAACACGCCGAATTTGTCGCCGCATCGGTGGGGTCGCGTCCACCAGCGCAGAGCGCATCAGGCCAAGCCGTACCCGAGTCGCGCCGGGAGCCGAGATGTGCTGAATTGACGGGCTTGCGTGCCGTCACGGTGTGAAAGGTCAAGCAAACCCTTTCATTCGGAGCGACAAATGCCTATTTCAGCACCAGACCTTGCCGAGCTCACCAAGATTTCCTTGGATGAGTTTCTGCGCAACATGCCCGTGGACCAGATTGCCACGGAGCGCCCACTTCTCAAAAAACTGATGGCCGGCCGCAAGACGTTCTTGGGCGCCCGGCAAAACATCGTCGAAAACATCCGCCGCACTTACGGCTCGAACTTCAACTGGGCCTACGGCGAAGACCCGGTGGTGTTCAACAAGCGCAACACCACCGAGCAGGCCGCGTTTCCGTGGCGGCGCGCCGTTGACGGCCTGTACCTCGACTACGACCGACTGTTCGGCAACGGCATCAAGGTGCGCGAGGGCGAGCGCGGCGCCTTCAAGCTGGAGCAAAACGAGAAGGTGCAGCTGCTGAACTTGCTCGATGAGCAGATGGAAGCGCTGCGCGAGGGCTTCATGCAGCGGCTCGACCTCGAGCTTCACCGCAACGGCACCGCCGACCCTGATTCGATCGTGGGGCTGGACACGCTGATCTCCGTTACACCAACCACCGGCACCGTGGGCGGGCTGGATCGAGCCACCGCGCTTTACTGGCGCAACCATGCTGAAACCGGCATCTCGGTGGCAACGGTGG